GTCTCTTCTGGTAATCTGTAAAGTTTCCTAATCAAAATCTATCTGCTTCCAAGGTATTGCTATTCCATTTTGATCCTGCACTGTCTCACCTGAATCTATGAAATTCGCTGAGCCGTACCGTCTGTAGCCATTGCCTGAGGTCTTCTGCTGATACACTTGACAGGGCCTCACGGGTCTTCCGTTTACTGCGTACTTTTGATGATTTGTCTGCTGACCTTTTCTTGATTTTATTCCTGCCATCTCTTACCTCCACGCCTTGATGCTCCAATACGCAGGACTCAGAGATTTCTGTCCTCTAACTTTCTTTAGGATGCCGCCAAAACGGGCCAAGAAACTTTTCTTCCTTGCTGGTATGTTTTTCTTGATCCGCATATTGGGATCACCAAATCTCACTATCTGCACACGACCTGTTGACTTGTTGGTCACGTACACACCAAACTTCTTTGACTTGCCTGGTGTCCTGAATGGTTTATTGAGTGTTATCTTCCTGCCCTGGTACTCCGCCATCTGTTCCTCCAAAAAATCTTGCTATCTCAGGATGTAGATTGAGGATGTCCTCGTTGCTCATACCCTGCTCAATCATCTCCCTCATATGGGCTACCATACCTGCTGGATTGGTCATTGGGTCGTGCTGGCCATCGTCTGCCATCTGATTCTGCATTTCTTCTAATTCATCTTCGTCTTTGGCCAATATCTCTATGGTCTTCTGATCAATTATTGATTTAACATTTGGAGTCGCGGCGGCTGAATCTCTTTGGGCACTCGCGGCTTTGTTGATAATGTCCATATCAAGGTTCTTGTCTCTGATATGGAATGCCATAGGGTATTTGATCTCTCCGTCCCAGGCCTCACCTTGCCATAGACTGAATAATCTGAATATCTGTTCTTCTGCCAGTTCCAAGTTCTTGGCCTTCTCACACAGTTTGGCGTCAAGCATCAGGAACTCTGACTGCATCGCCACACCTGACATCTGTCTTGTCTCAATGGCCCTGATAGAACCCATATGTGCCATCCTGTCAATTGACTTCACAGTCTCGTCCATAGTTTTAAGTATGGCTTCAAGATTACCACCGTTGGGTTGTAGTAGGTATGGTTTGAGGTTTGGATCTAATTCCTCTGGCATATCAATCACCGCACCTGCTCCCGCCTGTGCTGAAACTGATCTTGTTTTAACCAACGAAGGGTGATTGGTAAGACTCACCAATTGTTCTGCTTCACTGTATAGGTTGGCCAGGAATCTCTGACTCTGTGCCACACCTGAAATGTCTGAAACACCAATACCTCTGATTGGACCCTTGTTGGCATAACACCATACCGCTGGCACCTTGCCAAGGTTGTTGGGTCTTGAATCAATCTGTTTCATTGGTTGCTTGGCGTCATCGCCTGAGTATGAATACAATTCTATGGTATCTGGTGTCCACTTACGGATGTAGAATTCTCCCTGTCGTTGGTAAGGTCTCTCGTCCTGTTCCAACAGCATAAGTTCTGCTATCTCGTAGTGTCCGTTTGGTTGTCTTATGAACTTCCAATTAAGGATGTTCTCTGCCGTGTATATCTGACAGAAAGGTCTGATACCTTGTTCTAATTCTTCTGCCCTCGTGCCAACCACAGTCTCTGGTCTGTCAACCAAAACCAAGCAGTGTCCATAGATTGAACTCTGCACATTGACGTCTCTCATAAAGGCCTCCCAACTCTGTCCTTCAAGGTCAGCGTCTTTAAGGAACTGCTCTAACTCAGGTGAATTGTCTAACCAGCCAAAATCTCTCTTTGGTTGTTGTCTGTATAGGAATGCGTTGTATGTGTGTATTATTGAACGACAGTGATTGTCTTCTGCCGCGTGTGATAATCTTGTAAGGTATTCGCCTTCATTCTCGTACTGGTATCTCTTTAGATACATCCCCCTTTTGTATTCAGCACCTCCAAGATAACTCCTCTTTAAGAATTTCCAATGATTGATGTATGTGTCATAGTCCTGGTGTACAGGTAATTGAATGCTGTTGCCTGATGCATCAGTGAATTGTGTGCCTGTCAAACCATATATGTCTTGTGCCATTATCTAATAACTCCTGTTTTTACACTGAACCTTTGGGGTTCTTCCGTTTCGTATGCTGTCCTAATTGGGTAAAGAAATGAAATCAAATATCCTAATGCGTCATTCATATGGTCAAATCCCTGCGTCTTGTCTGGCAACACGGTTCCCTCTTTATAAGTGTGTTTGCTAACACTATTTAACAGATTCTTACAGGATGGATGAATGAATACCTGTCGCTCTCCTGAAGCGGAACACAACTTGGCATTCACTGAATTAACACGATCCCTTACCGCCATATGCCTTGGTGGCACCTTACAGATGAAGCCTGCGTTCTGTAGTATTGAAAGGTCAGTCCTACCACCCGCTGATGTCTTCCTTTGCCTTGAAGCGGGATCTGGATACACGAATATCTTCTTGCCTGGATATCTACGATGTATCTCAGAACACATCTCTTCCGTGTTTGAACTCCAAATCTGTATCTCGTCCATCACATAAACCACGCCGTTTTTGATGTGTGTCACCACTGCGGCCATTGGGTCAAGGTTGAAGTCCATTCCTATGTGTATGATGTTGTTGTCAAGTGGTTCGTCAAAGTGTTTGACGTTCTCACTCATTGAGAAACCGTAGTAGATGATTCCTGAGTATGTCTCCCACGTCGCTTGGTATTCCTGTCTGAATGTCTTGGCATCAAGATCTCTCTTGGCCTGTTCTATCTCGCCAGCATCAACGAAACCACCGTCAATGGTGGTGTACTGATAACTGCTCCATTCCTGCTCTGATGGATCCTGTCCCCTCTGGTATAGGTCGTGGAACCAGTTCATTCCTTTGGGTGTGCCTTCAAACAGTGCCAGTCCTTGTGTGTCTGACAGTGTTGGCCTCAGGACTGTCGTCCAGGCCTCCTCGTCAATGTCAGCACATTCATCAAGCACAAGGAAGTCAATACCAACTCCCCTCAATGAGTCCTTGTTGTCAGCACCTCTCAAACATATCCTTGATGTGTTTTTCAATTCTATTGTGAGTTCTGCCTCGTTGATCCTCTTCACCCAACGTAGGTCTTTCAATATCTGTTTGATCTTTACCCAGGCGATCTGTTTGGCCTGTCTGTATGATGGTGCCACGTACCAACAAATCTTACCAGGCTTCCGTGCGTGATAACACAGTTCCCTTATGGCCAAAGTGGTCTTGCCAAATCTCCTGCCAGTGACCAATACCCTGAATCGTGCTTGGTCATCCGCTACCTTGCGTTGCGGTGTTGATAGTTTCATACTGTTAATTATGTGGGGTTATTTGTCTTCCCAAGGTAATGGTCCTGTGGACTCTTCATCAGTTGGTGAATCCTGTTGACCCAACCAGTTCTTACCAAGGAACATCAGCATACGAGCATCGCCCGCCAATGCCTTCTCAAACTGTGCCCGCCTCAGACTCTTCTTACCTTCAGCCTTGCCCTTCTCTATGAGGTTCTTGAATCTCTTCTGTAGTGTTGTCACTGAAGTGCCAACGCAGTCTGCTATCTCCTCGTAGGTGCAGTGCATTGAAGCCAGTTTGAAGATCAGATCGTGATCTAATTTGTATGATTTCTTCTGTGCGTCCATTATAAAGTCTTGTCTCCCACTATGATCCTGAAGTGTCTGACATCCGTGTCTCCAAGGTTTGTGGTAATCTTGCAGGCCACATTGTAGATGTTGCCATCAGTGCCACCTGTGAGTCTGATGTTTACCAATCCTGATGTGACCAACACATCAGTGGCATTGTTGGTGGGGAATGTCACAGGGTCTGAATCACCAGTGGGTGCTGTGATGGTCACCACAGGTGTGCCTGTTATTACATCTCCTGTGGTGAGGTAATCCGTGAAGTCCAGACCATACTGGATGTTTGAGTCCTTGTCCTTCTGGATGTACAGTCCGTCGTTGTCTCGTTTGAATCCTGTTAGGTTAGCCATTACTGTGAACTCCTGACTCTTGGTGTGCTAAATCTGTTTGAATAAGGTGGTATTCTCAATTTGATTCTCCTTGTTTCCTGTGGCACTTCGTATGCCCTGTTTTCTGCACCAACAATATTTACTCTATTTTCCTCCATTACCAATGTTTGTTTATTTTCAACTGGCACTAATACCACACGATTTTCCTGTGGCACCTTGATGGTGTTGTAAGGATCCGCTGGGAAGAACAGCCTTCCAACCTGTAGTGTGCTGGCCAATGCGGTCAACGCCGCCAAACCAGCAGGTTTGAATGTTGGAGAAAGATCTAATTCTGTTGCGGCAGATATAGCACTCTCGCCTGCGGGTTTGAATGTTGGCGTGATTGATATTGATGCCGTGACATCAATGTCAGCGAATGTGTCCGTGATCGCACTCGCCGTCAATACTGGTGTGAATGCCCCTGTGATGGTGACTTCGTTGTCCTGTAGGTCGTAAGTGATGTTGGCGGTAAGAGCAGGAGCGAATGTCCCTGTAAGGTCCGCATCTACATCAATTACACCTGAGGCAGTGAAACTGGTTGTGAATGCCGTTGTAAATGTTGCGGAAGAGGCCTTTTCAAACGCACTGTTCTCATCAATTGTGAATGTGCCTGTGTATGATACCACATCGCCAAGTTTGAATGCTGGCGATATGATCATACTGGCCGCACTGCCTACTATGTAAGGTTTCTCCCAAACATCGTCTGGCCAGTTGTCCCAGGTCTCTTCGTCACCTATCCAAGTGGCTATTGGCCAACTGTCCCAATCGCTGTCAGCCAAGAAGTTCCAAGTGTATTCACCTTCGTTCAAGGCAAAATTATCTTCAGTGTATCCTACTTCAAAATAAGTGTTGAGATTAAATGTGTCCCAGGTGTAATCGCCAGTGATGTCGTATATCAATCCAGCGGTCTGTTGTGCTGTGAAAGGTGCCGTAAGATTGAATGTTTCAATGAATGTTAGTTTGCCATCTATCACTGAAGTTGATGCTGTTGAAAGATTGAGGGCATCCATCAACACAAAATTCTCAGTGGTTGATAAAAATTCAAAATCTGTGGTTAAAGAAGAATTGGCATTGATATTATTTTTGGCATCTGCGGTTATTGATGCTGTGTGTGTGAGATCCGCTTGTGCGAATTTGATGACTTTATCATCACTGGTAATAGCGGCACTGCTGGTCTGTGATGACTGTCCTTGTTTTACTAAACCTCCCAACACATCCATTGTAAATGTTGGTGGCGAGAACACCACAGGATCGTTCGCGTCAATTACTATGTCATCAGCCTCCCAACTCCTGACTAAACTGCCCGCTGGACCAGTGTTGGCCTTGACCAATGCCTGTGGTATGTTTAGAGTAATATCGTGAAGTCCATTTGAATTGCTATTACTGGTATCAACCTGAACACCTATATAGGTGCTTGAACCGTCTAATGGGTTTAGACCAGCGGTCTGTGTGGTGACAGCACTTCCAGTCTGTAAGTAATCCGTCAGTCCAAAGTTTGAATCAGTGAATGAAGAAAAATTCTGTGTGCCTGATGAACTGGTGTAGGTAATATCAAATATTACACCTAATCCGCCACTTATAATTGATATGTCAATGAATGGTCTGGCCTTGTATCTTACGATACACCTGTCAGCGGGAATATTATAAGTTGCATCTGCGGTCCTGAAATCCCGCGAGAAGAAATATGTGAGTGTCTTTGAACTTGAGTTGCTGTTGGTTAGATTTACCCTGTTGGAACTCCAACTCGCCCCACCACCTGACTGAGATGTAGAAGATGCTGATACATTTGGATCAGTGTTGTCATCAACACTGAGTCTTATGACCCTTGTTCTGGACACAGGAGTTTACCTCCCAATTAAGCAAGACTGATTGATAAGTTGCCTGCTGAAATCGTGAATTGGTCTCCTGATGACACTGTTTTGGATGTAGTCAATGCTCCGTAGAATAACACATTGTCTGATCCAATAGTGTTGCCATCCATAATCGCTATGTGCGTGACCACATTGCCTGTAGATCCTGCGGTGTCATAGTTTGCAGTGGCAGGAAGAAATGAAACTGATGTGCTTGTTTCAATCGTTCCTGTTGTTGTTGTACCTGCTGGATCAAAAGACACTGATTGTCTTGCATAAGAACCGTTGTTGATTTCATAATAACCAAACTTGGCTGTTGTGTCTGTGCCTGAAGTGTTTGACTCCAAGGCCGCCGCCACACCTGAACCTGAATCTGCGAACAGTGCCACATACACCGTTCCTGGTGCATTGAAGGCTCCTGGTGTGCTTCTTAAAGTATGGTCTAATAATTTGTCTTCTAAGTAATTACTTGCCGCTGACATAATTTGTTTCTCCTTTGTAAATTTACAATGTTATTTATTTGTTAGGTTGCCGTTATCCTGAACGTCACTGATGGTGCCCCCGCACTGAATCCCCCATTCGTGACATTGCTATGGAACATCAGTCCTTTGGGATTACCTGATCCTCCAAACGTCACACTGCCTAAATTGTCTGGGAAACTGGGCAAGGTCAGTGTTGATGATGTGGTGCCATCACCGCTGTAAGACCTATAAAGATGAAAGGTCACGTTTGGTGTCCCACCATTGTTATAAAAAGTGCCAGCCCCTGCCCTGAAACTGCTGACCCTGGTGGTGCTACCTGACACCGCCGTTATCTCTATGTTGTAGGTGCCACTGCTCAATTTAAGATGGTTGAAGTTGTTGGTTTGTGATCCGTCATTCTGTGCTGTCCCAACTATGCCCAACTCGTCCTTGATCGTGGTGAAAGTCTTTGATGGTAGATCTGAATAGGCACTGCCCACCGTGTAGCCATTGGCAGTCACTATGGTCTCCAGCACCGCCGCTGATGACGATGTAGTCAGTATGTTTCCCTTGAATCCCAGTGGCATTATGCTGTGAAGTCCTGTGCTATGTTGCCCAAGTAGTTGGTGCCATCATAGAACACGCTGATCACATCAATGTCGCCTGTGCCTGTAGAAAGTGTTGGTGCCCCGCCTGGGAACTTCACTGAAGTGAATGAGCCAGTCCTTGAGCCCGTGCCGTCTTGGGTTATGATTATCATTATGCTCTGTCCCGCCACCATATTTGAAATCGTGAATGTGGCCGCGTGTGCCAGTGTCACAGTATGGACTGGTGCCGCTGTGGCATCAACTGCTATGCTGGTGCTTGACGTCAGGGAGTTTATGTCCTCCTTGTAGCCCACATTGAATCTCACTATGTCATCAAGGTCTATGGTGTCACCTGATGATTGTATGGTTGAATTTGTGATTGTTAGATCGCCATTGCCATCATCCGTTATGTAGCCAGCGTCATTGGTGAATGAACTTACGGTTGTTGGAGCACCCGTCAGGCTTGAGTATGCGAAGTCCTGTGCCGTGCCCGTGATTGTTAGTGTGTCACCTGAAACTGCTGTTGTTATGCCCGTTGAACCCGCTATCTTGAATGTCTCCCCTGGATTGACCGCCGTGCCCGTTGAGTCATCGCCCACGAATGTGGTGGCCGCTGTCGCTGATCCAGTGGCGTCCGTATCCAGTTCAAATCTTGCGTTTGATGTGTTGTACTTTAGTATCTGTCCGTTGGTGGGACCATCTATGTTGAACATATCAATGATGGCATTGACATTGTCCACGTTCTGCTTGATGTCTGGTCGTGCCAGTCTTGGTGAATCCGTTCCTGCGTCAAGGTTGGCTGTTGATGCTTTTGTTCCTGTTGGCCAAGTAGCCATAGTGCGTCTCCTTTTTTAGTATTTAACTGGGTCTCGCCAGTTTTATTATCTTGTAATAGTTGCCACAGGTTATCAAGGCCATTCCCCTGTTGATGTAGGTGCCTGATATGTTTCCCTCTGGTACCGTTCCAAGGTTGAAGGCGTCCACCTCCCTGGTCAGTGCCACTGGTGTAGATGTCTGTTTAGCGTAACTGAATATTGACAGGTAGGCCGTGGTTGATTTACGCCACATCACACCAAAGTATCCGTTCTCAATATTGAACAGGTGTGCGGTGTCTGGGTCAAAGGCTGTTGATGATGAATCTGATCCATTGACCACTGAAACCGCCTCGCTGTTTGATGCGTGTGTGTCTGGGGTGGTGATGTCTTCAGCCACGATGTATTCTGGTGATATCCTGTATGTCCAATTGCTGTCAAGATCCTCGTCAGTCCTGGCCACGGAATTCACATACAGGTTGCCGCCCTTGGTTCCGTTGCCGTCACCATACAGGCCAACCCATACTCCTGAAGAAAGCTCTATGGCCTGGACCAAGTCATCGCCCAACTCTGTCTCTGACCTGTTGGTGCCGCCCTGGTATTGGATCCTGTCTGGATTCTGAACACTGATATCATTGTATTCAGCGTCCACCCCTCCTGAGTATGGCCTATCAAGGGCGAATTGGTTATTCGTGTTGGTTGGATGTCGCAGGTTCCATATGTGTTGTGGGAACGTTATGTTCCACATCACACCACCCTGGTTGCCACCCGTTGTGCTACCATCTGTGATGTGGTATGGTGTCCAGTTGATGAAAGTGCCCCTCCACTCCACCGCGTTGTTGGGACCTGGGAAATTATCTGGAAAACTTGGATGTCGCATCTTCTGGAAATTACTGTCACCCGTGTATAGTATCCTTGGCATTGATTCCGCTGACTGATTTACTGCCGTTCCGTCCGCCTGGACGCCATTGTAGAAACTGCCGTCGTTGTCAGGGTTGCCACCCACGTTGTTGTACCCGTATAAAGGAAAGTAGCCCCCCTCATAAGTTTTACCTGTTATCCTGTTGGTGCCAGACCGCTCCAACGAGGTCAGAGCCGTGCTGGGTGTTGAATACAGATCATTGATGTCTTCAATGACCTTGTGTGTCCAGACTGGTTGGTTGGTGCCAGTAAAAGTACCATTAGTCAAACTATAGATGTCGCTGTCTGGGTTCCTGGCCATCAGGATCAGTGAATAGGCCTGGTCAGCATTGCCGTATTGGGTATCCGCTATGCCTGGCATATACCAGTATTGTGCCACCACGCTGTGCCTGGTGTGTGTTGGTTGGAAACTGAACATACCTGATATCTTACCAGTGTCCGTCGTGCCTGAATCCTTGAACAGCACCAGTGATCCCTGGTCAGTGGTTGAGGTCATCAGCACTGATGCACCCCAGTTCCTGATCTCTGGTCGCTCCATTGAGTAGCCACCGTTGAGTGTGATCTGTATGCTGGTTGGATCAGCAGAGTCGCCAGTGTAGTAGCCAAGGAACTCCTGTGATCCATTGGTTATGGCCAGGTATCCATTCTGTCCCGCTCCTATTGAATTGTTCTCCGTGTAGGACACATCGTATGAACTGCCCAGTGCGGTTGATGTGTCATCAACCCATTGTTGCCAGTCCGTGTCCTCCGTGCCATCATATGTGCTCCAGTCCTGTGGCCTGCCTGGGGTGCCACCAGATGAGCCTGCTATCAGTGCCGCCCTGCCTACTCCTGGGAATGCCATCGTGCCTCCTTAACTGAATGCTGGACCCAATGTCCAGTAGAATGTGTTGTTGGTTCCATCGTATCTTGAGAATATGTAGCACACCTGTATGTCATTGGCACTACTTACTGAACTTGTGTTTGATCCATTGGAGAACTTGAACGTCTCGCCTGACGCGGCGGAGAAGGTCATTGACCTTGATCCCGTGCCGTCTTGGACCAGATATAAAGTTAAGCCAACGCTGAACTTCTCGTTGGTTGGGAAGTTGCTCATTGTGAATCCTGTTATGTTTGAAGTCAGGGTCACGGTCTGTAGGTTACCGTTGTTCCAGTCTATGGTGTATGTGCTACCTGAACTGTGTGTGGTGTTGTAAGAGTATTCACTGAACTTCTCCATACCACCAGGTCTGTTCCTTACTTCATCACCACTTGAGTAGAACGAGTATGGTGTGTTGGTGAATGTGGCGTTGTTTCCATTATGGTTGTAGTAGTATCCATACGAATTGGTCACCGTAAGATTGGTGCTACCGTATGCCACGGGTGATCCTATGTAGGAACCATATGCGTTGGTGACGGTTCCGTCTAAGCCATCAAACTCCGCTGGTGAGTATAACCTGAAACCGTATGCGTTGGTGATGTCTATGTCACCCGCTGATCCACCGTAGTCATAGAAGTAGTTGTAGCCACTGATTGACGACAAGGAACCAAGTAGACCCGTGTCCGTGGAAGTGTTGGTGATATCCATACCACCAGCAACACCAACTGGCCCCCTTGAACTGCCCGTGTTGGTCAGTTGGCTTCCGTTGATGTCCATATCAACACCTGCCTGGAATGCCCTTAATCTTGCGTCACCTGAACCTGTGTCCGTGCCATCCAACTTCAATCGCAGTTGTGCGGTGTTTGAATATAATCTCTTGCTACCAGGCGTGTGGTTAAGGTCCTCGTAGTATAAAATATTTGCGTTGTCAAACCTGTTGCCTGAAGTGAAATTTAAGTTTGATGTGCTACCACCATTTGCTTTTAGAACTATAGAACCAGTGCCTGATGTGCCCAATTCCATATCCGCGTTGGAACTTGATGTGCTCATCTCGTTGCCCGTGAATGTGAAATCGCCAGTTGATGCTGAACCACCTGACACCGTCGCCCAAGATAGGTTGGTGCCGTCCGTGGTCAGGTATTTGCCTGACTCACCAGTCTGTGATGGTAATGATGTGCCTCCACCAGACACCGTGGTGAATGTGAAGTTGCCCGCACCGTCAGTGGTCAGTACCTGTCCATTTGAACCGTCAGTGATTGACAGGTCTGTCAGTGCTGATGGTATGGTTGGTGTGCCTGACAATGATGAGTAGGCACCATCAAATGCAT